CGTGGCGTAAAAGTCTTGCCGATGGCGGCAAAAAGCGCGGCGTAATCGGACGTGGACACGGAAGCCCCGTTACATACTAACCACCCTTCCGGAGGCGTGGACATAGCGAACCAGCGGATCTCACCGATAACCGCGCCCTGGTTCTCTCCTATGCTCACTTCCAGCGTTGCATCAGCTGATCCATCGAAAGATACCGAACCGGAGGCAGCACCCGAAAGCGTGATGGTGCGGGCCGTGGCCAGCTTCTCTGCCGCAGCAGCAGTGCCCGCGATAGTCTGCGTGAACGTCTTCACTCCGGAAATAGTTTCATCGCCGACCAGATGCACAACGCCTTCCGGGGAGGCCTGCTGGGCATAAGTGTGCGCCAGTTCTGCATACCCGGACGCCGCAGTCACAAGAGCCTGCATCTCCGTTTTCTGGGTTGTGCCAGCTGAGGTAACACTGGTTACCTGGGTTGCGCCTTCGGACTGGATGCTGCTGATCTGGGCAGCTCCGGCGGAGTTCACCGAAGAGACCTGATCCGCGCCTGCGGCGTTGACTGCTGACACCTGCGCGGTGCCTGCATCACTGACCGCTGCGGCAGCCGCGGCACCTGCCTCAGAGATAGTGTTTTGAGCCGAAGCTGAAGCGGTTTCCGTCGCCTCACGTGCAGCCACGGCAGACGCCTCAGCGGCTTCGGCAGAAGCCTGAGCAGTCTCTGCTGCGTTTTTCGCCGCCACGCTCTCGTCTCTGGCAGCGAACAGGCTGGATACGAGCCTGTCCGGAGAAATCTCCGACGTGGCGTTCGTCTTAACTGCGCGGGAAAGGCCTTCACTCATCTGCTGGATATACTGGACCTGCTTGTCGAGTTCCTGTTCAAGGCTCTCCGTATCAATGTGTGAAACCGCCGAGAGATCGAGTTCCTGCACGAGTGCCATGTTAAGCATGATAGCTATTGTGCACCCTGCAGGGACACGCTCCGCCGACGTAAACGTGACAGTGCCACCCGATCCGTCCGTGTTAATGGCAACTGAGTAGTCTGCGCCCAGGGAGAGCGTTTCCTCGACCTCTCCGACTGCCACCAGCACGAGCAGGTTTTCCGCCTCGTAAAAAGGATAGGTCACCGGGTACGACAGGGTGCTCCCATTGCCCCTGTACAGATTTTTTGTTGTCTGGGAATTTATCACGCCATCCCTCCATGAACCGTATGCGGGCGTTTTGTCGGGACGCCCAAACCCGGCCCCTACCTTGCGAGATAGTTGAGGCTCACGTTAACGGTGCCCGTGGCCGTTCCTGTGAGGACGCACTTCACAAAATCCTTCACTCCGGCGGGCACAATAGCCCGCATAAGCACGTCCCCTGCGGCAAAAGTTCCGGCGCCAACGGAGACCGAGACAGCCGGAGATACGGCAGCAAAGGGGCCATCGGCGGTATCACTGTGCTGGAAGGTCAGGCTGACAGTATTGGAGCCGGAGATGGTGCATCCCGTGGCGGCCTCAACGACGACGATGACGCCACCCTGAGTCCCGCCACAGCAGAGAGCGTCAGAGGTTATGGTGCTGCCGAGAGCGGCATTTTTACTGAAGTACTGGTCATACCAGTGATTCATGGGCTGGGCGTAATCAAAAGCCATTGTCTTTCTCCTTTAGGACACAACGGCTTCGGAGCCGTTGGGCAGGTTGTAGGAGCCATAAATCGGGATGTCGTAGTACGACGTGACGGCATGGTTGAGAGCTGTATCCCCGTTGCTGTACTCCAGCTTGGCGAGCTTAAGGCTGCCGAACACTTTGCCGAGCACCAGCGGATGACCGATAATCATAGTGCTGGCGGCGCTGCCGCGTACATTGGAGATAGCCTCCTGCAGCTGCATCTCCGTGGGAAGATGGCCATCCTCGATGTTGACCAGGGCACAAACTGTGCGCTCGGGAGCCAGCAGCTGCCAGCCAAAGCGGCCACGGTAGGACACGCCATACCCGAGCACGCCCGACTGTGTACGGAGATGGTACTCCTGACCTCCGTTAATCGGCCTGATGTCCACGAGATACCCGCTGGAGAAACAGGCCGGGTCATAGATGCCCGTATTAAGCTCGTCGCTCATGCGGACCACCATGATAGTGGACTGGGCATTGGATGTGGTCCCTCCACAGGATATTTTGGTCCCCTTTTTGAGCGCGGCGGCACGCCACTGCTTCGTGAAGAGGGCGGCCTCAGTGTCCATACCGGCCTTGCGGATAATGGCGCGTTCCCTGCGGGCGAAGTACTTGGACGGGCCGCCGAACTGGTCAGCCTTGTCCTTGCTGACCTCGACCTCGCCGCCAAGAACGGAGACGTAGGTCTGCTCGAGGCCGGTGCGGGCCTGCATGGCGGGAAGCGGTGCGCCGAGGTCGACCCAGGAGGGTCCATCCACGGCCTTCAGCACCTCTTCGACGTTCCAGAGGCCGTGAGAAGCGGGGATCCACTTCGCCCTGGCGAGCACAGGGGTTTCCTCGAGGAGATAGTCCACAAGTTCGGGACGCTTTTTCGCCTTGTCGATAGCGATCTCTTTGAGCGTCTGTGCGAGAATAGACATGATTTTCCTCCTATCTATCCACGATTAAAAAATCTGGAATATGTAGATTCGGGACTTTCAGGAACGTCCGGAGCGGCAGCGCCTCTGCCACCAGACAGAGAGTCCTCTGACATCAGCCCGCCAAGTTCGGCGAACGCCATGCGTACGGGAGCAAGACTCCATGCACCGCTGTTGACCAGTGCGCTGGTGAGTTCGTTCTGTCCGCCGACCCGTTTATCGAGAGCGCGGAGGGCGCGCTGGGAAAGATCGTCCCTGCGGACGTAGTCAGCACCCCACTCCTTCTTGAGCTGTTCTGTAGTTGACTCGGTCCGGGCCTTCATCATGGCTGTCTCGGACTCTATCTGCCAGTCAGCAAGGGCCTGCGCCTGTGCCCTGGTGAGCCCCGTTTTGACGCAGAGCTCCCGGAAAGCGAGATTCTGTTCCTCGTCTACGGAGATACCTTCCGGGAACTTCAGATCCACTTCTTCTGCGCTGGTTACAGGATGGTAGTCCATCCCGCGTTTCATGGCCTGCACGGCCTCATCTGCACTGGCGAAGCCGCCAGCCGCCTCACGCATGGACTCTGGAAGAGCATCCTGCCACTTTTCCGGAGATGCTCCTTGGGGGCCAGTCCCTGCTCCTATGGATGTATAGGGATCGGTCTCCGCGGCGGGAGCCGTGCTATTCGCGGGAGTGGGGTCCGCGGCTGCAGGAGTCTGTGCGATGGCTGCACTCGCAGCTGCGGCGGGGGATGTGTCGATGTTTTCGTTAGGCATTGGTCTTCTCCTGATTTGTCGATACCAGCGGCAGGATTCCACGGAGCTCCGCGATCATGTCGATGCACGTCTGAGGATCGGCCTCCTGTATCGCTGCGAGAATGTTGTTGGAAAGGTTGTGAAGGATGACGGCTTCTTCAGAGACGGTCATCTGAGAGCCGTACCCGAAGGAATGCAGAAGACGTATGAAGACACGATATCCTGCAGGCGTGAGGATAACTTCCCGCAGGTCGAGGACTGCCTGCCTGGCCTCGTTAGAATCCTGCATTTGCTGCCTCCGGATTGGTGCCCATAAGAGCGCCGGCCAGTGTCCCTTCAGTCTTCACGCTGCCGAGCTGGGCAGCCTGCTGCATCTCCTGCCTCTGGCGTTCCTGCTCCATCTGCTGACGCTGGGCTTCAGCCTTCTGCTTCCTGATGGCCGCCACGTCTTCGTCGGATCGGATGATGGACGGATCTACGGCGAGAGACCTCGCGCAAATATCGAGCACCTGGTCGAAGTCCACTTTATCAGCGCAGTCCGGAACAGCCTGGATGATGGGCTGGGCTATCTGCAGAAACGCCGTAATAGAGTCTGAACCGCTCTGCTTCAGCCCCTCAGCAAGAGGAGACTGGTAGGAGATCTGAAGAGGGCTGGCGGCCTCCGGGAACGGAGGTTCCGGAATCAGCCCCATAGAGGCAAGCACCCCATAGGTGCGCTCAATGACTCCGGAAAGGATGCGGGATTCGTAGCGGTTGATGGCCGGTCCCATCTTCTGGAGAGCGGCACGACGGCGGGCGACGACGGCCGTTGCCGTCATCCCTTTCAGCAGTTCATCGGGCGGGACAGAAAACACATTGCGGAGCAGAATGTCATCCAGCCTGCCGCTCACTATCTGAATCTCCTGCTGGACTGCCTGCACGGCGCGGGAGAAGTCCACGGAGTACAGCGGCATGACCGCCTGCGTCCCCTGCAGAGAGGCCACCACGTTGCGGGCTCCCGGCGTGGTGTCGATCTTCCCAGCCATGTTGCCCGGGATGGCGAGCGGCGGGTCAATCATCTTCTCCAGGCCGAGGGACTTGTAGAGCTCCTGGGCGTTCACCTGCCTCTGGTCGCACCGGGCAAGGTCACCGGGGCCTGTTCCGTATATGGAACGCCCGCCGTCGTGCCAGACAGTGAAAAAATAAGGCATCGACTCATACCCACTCTTGGCCAGAAAGTCCCTGCCGTCGGGTTCCCACCAGACTGAGCCTACAGGCATGTCCGTACTGGCCATGGACTCCATCGGAGCCTGCCTGCGGACGTAGGTCATGTGTGTGACATCTATCATCTTATACGGCGTCTCAGTGGCGGCCTTACGCGTCGCCTCGGAACAGCGGGCCTCACCAAAGGACTCCACCAGCTCCCGGGCCGTGAAGTATTCGTGCTCAACCACACAGTCCAGTTCGCGTTCGCGGTCAATCGCCACTGCGTAGGTACCAACAGTGCAGCACCTGTAAATCAGCGGCTTGCTTCGTCCAGGCATGACCGACAGCAGACAGCAGCCCACGCCGAGTAGCTCCTGGTTGCAGGCGTCGATAGCCTCGTAGAAGCCGCCCAGCTTAAGCTCCAGCCTGATAATGTCGTCCACATTCTTGAGCCACTCCAGCGCCCCTGACATCTCACGCATTGCCGGGTCGAGGTAATCGTGTCCGAACCAGGTTAGCCCTTCTGGCGTGGCGCAGGATGTGAGCATGGCAGCTGCCTCGATGAGCGCTGCCGTGGCGTGGTTGTTGTACTGCCGGCGCTCACGCAGCCCCTCGGGGGTTTCACCCCTGAAGCGCCCGCGGTGCGGCAGGAAAAGGGCGCAGAGCTCGCGCCATTCATCGAGGCGCTCGTTGCGGAGCCCCTCGACGTGACTGCAGAGCTGCCTTGCCTCCTTAAAGGAAATATCAGCCATTGAGACCTCCGCCACCGAGCTTCACGCCCGATGTGAGTGTCCTGCTTCCCGTGTCACTCAGCCCGCCCAGCCCGCTGGTGAGAATAGTACCGGAGATTCCCTGCCTCTGAACGAGCCTGCGGCGCTCTGTATCACGCACGTATGCCGCCTCGGCCTCCTGCTGGGACTGCGCCGACTCCATCTCCTTGTTGTAGCGCTGGGTCTCGGCGAGCTGCTGCTGTGCCGCCTGAGACTGTTTGTCGGCCTGCTGACGGGTTGCATCTGCCTGCTGCTGCATGGCCTGAGCCTGCTGGCGGGCGGCTTCCGCCTGCTCACGTGCAATGCGGGCCTGCTTGTCAGCGGCCTCGGCCGCGGCATTCGCCTGCATCATGGAAGACGCGAAAGACAGACCTCCGAAAAGAAGTCCTGCCCCTATTGCGAGTCCTACCCCCATTACAGATTCCCTCCGGTGCCGCCAAGCCTTGCGCCAGCAGCTGTCGTGACGGTGCCATCCGTGCCCAGGTTCCCCGTGAGACGGGTAGCGTTCCCTCTGCGGTATTTGCGTTTCTCCTCCATAGAGGAGGCGCCGCTATCCTTCGTGGGGGAATCCTGAGTTGCAGCGGAGAGACGGACCTGCTCGACTTTATCCGCATATATCTTCGCCTGCCTGGCTCTTTCAGCGGCCTCCTCAGCGAGCTTCCGCTGGCGCTCCAGCTCTGCCTGCTGTCGGGCTCTCTCTTCTTCTGCCCTTTTTCTGGCAGCCTCTGCCTCGGCAGCCGCCTGAGCATTGGAGGATGAACCACCTCCACCGCCGCCTCCGCCGCCGAAAATCTTCCTCACAAAGCCACCTGCACCCATTACTCTTCACCTCCGGATTCTCTGTCCAGCGACGTGATGACTGCTGATACGCATCTGCCGCTTCCAAGTACGCACGCACAGGGAATCTCCCCATGCCTCTTCCAGCCTATGTGCAGGGAGTGCCTGAACACATGCCCAAAAGGCCTGGGCGTGATGCCGAGGAGACATGACGCCTCCTGGTGAGTATCGAACCACATGCGGCACATAGCGCGGGCGTACTCATCAGCCAAAGCAAAGACCCGGCGCGCCCCAACAAAATGCACAGGAAGTGCACGCCCCTGCAGGGGAAAAGCCCATGTTGCCATGGCGAACCCCTGTTCATCGGAGCCGATATACATCTCCAGAGACTCAGTAGCGTCCATCCAGTCACCCAGCGCCGGAGCAGCGTAGCCCCACATGACGAAGCGCAGGGTGCGCTCAATCTCCATGGTGGAGAAAACAGAAATGCGATCCTGTCTGGTGGCTGGGTTAAAGGTAACTGGCATTATGTCCTCCGAACCCCATGGGCTCATAGCCCTGGGCGAAACCTCCGCTCTGTACGGCTGACTGATCTATGGCAATGGGAGCGGCAAAAGTTAGAGCCAGAGCGTCTGCGATGTCGGGCGACGCCCCAAGGCGCTCCTTAATCCGGTCCTTGGGCTCCAGCACGATACGGCCTGCGGCGTCATACCAATACCTGGGGATGGTTAGCTCGGACTTGAGCTGGGTACAGTCAGGCGGAAGGATGCCGCCGGACTTCAGCCACTCGCGGACGCCGTACCACATTTCAGTTCGCCTGTTGATGAACTTTTCGCTCAGAGGCTTGCCCCCGAAGGGGACTTCAATCACCGGAAATCCCATGTGGATAAGCCGGTCGATAACACCCTGCCCCTGCCCGGCATCAATGAAGACACAGGCAGGACTGTTTTCGCTGATAGCCAGGGCAACCCTGTCTGCCAGCTGCATATTGTCGAGCCCGCGGTAAATCATTGGCGTCAGACACGCGAGCCCCCGCCGCAGGCAGATAACACTGGCGTCGTTGCCAAACCGTGCGACGTCCACGCCCATGACAAGCGGCATACCGATACTGGTATCCGGGTGCACTTCGCGTGCGCAGGCCTCTGTCACCATGTCGATGGTGATGAGCACGTCATCGCTGGACGCCGTGAAGTCGCACAGAAACTCCTGCCTCCATGCGGACTCGGAAAGCTCGGACCGCAGCCTTTCAACCTCAGCGGCCGGGATGGCATTCGTTTCGTCCACCCTGTAGCAGAGGGCGCACCAGGCTGTGTCTCCCTGCCGCTGCCGCGTACGGGCGCGTTCATATATCTCAGAAAAAAGGTTGGTGCCCTTGGGCGTACCGATGAAGAGGGCCCAGCCCTGGCGGTCTGCCAGTTCCGGCTGGACAATTTCGTCCCACACCTCGTGGCGCATCTGGGCAACCTCATCCAGGACCACACCGTCGAAATACAGGCCTCGCAGCGCATCAGGATTGTCAGCACCGAAAATACGAATTCTGGCGCCGTTACCGAACTCGATAGAAAGCTCTGACTCGTTAACGGTCCTGTCCTCTACCACGCTGGAGTAGTGCTTCAGGTAATCCCAGGCTACGGCCTTTGCCTGATTACGAAAGGGCGCAATATAGGCGAAGCTCGGCCGCTCCATGCGGCTCGTCAGAGCGGCACGGAGCAGATGATTGACCGAGAGCACCGTCTTCCCGAAACGACGATGGGCCACCAGAACAGTGAATCGCGCCTTACTGATAGCCGTATGCGCTTCCGGGTACCGCGGTTTGTATGGAATCACGATGCGCTTCATCAGTCATTTTCCCAGCTGTAGACCACCCTGGCGTCCACCCGGCTCTCCTGCCTGTCCACGTAAAGACCGGAGACCTTGCCACGCGCTGTTTCGGCCTTGATGGCGGCTCCGTACTGTCTGGTCTCAACGGCCAGGTCGCGAAGCCTGGCAAGCTCCTGGAGGTGCTCTTCAACCGTGACAACGGCATTATGCCTTGCTTCTGCCCTAAGCTCATTAATTCTTGCCGAAATCTTGCCGTTTGCCATAAGCTCAGCGGCTTTCCTGTTGACAGACTCAGGCTTCATCTTTTCGCAGTTATAGGCCGCTCTATAAGCGTCAGACAGGGATCCCCCCTCTGTCACGTACGTTATGCAGAACTTTTCCTGCTTGGATGTCAGCCCGTTACTCATAGCTTGTGCGAGGCTTCCAACCTCGTTATGCGGGAGTCATGCTTATCCAGCTTCTCCCAAATTTTGTTATGCTCATTTTGATTGTCAGTCTGCTTGGCGAAGTCGCGAAGACAGACGATGCGCTGCGCCTCCAGCTTGTCGAGGCGTTCGATGATGCGCCTGCCAATGAAGGCAACCACCCCGACCAGCAGCCCTAAAAGAACGTTCGTAATGGTCATCTCAGGAATCATCACTCGCTCACCGCCCTGATGAGGTTTTCCAGCTGGGCGAGTAAGTCCTGGGGGATGGTCAACAAATCCGGCCAGATGAGCCCACAGACAATGAGAATGGCCCCGCCGGCGAGGATGCCGTTCAGGATGTAACCGCGCACATATCTGGGGGCGACCTTGCCGGACTTGAATGCGCGGGCCTCCTCGAGTTCGACCTGTGCGCGGATTTTCTCCGCCTCGGCGGACGCGCCAGTCACCTTTTCGATGATGGAGCCGATACCGGGGATGTATGTCAGAATCTTTGTGAGCCAAGAGAACATCATTTCGCCTCCTGCAGGCCGCGCAGGCACATGGCCGACTCGTACTCACGGCGCCTCTCGAGTCCGGGAAGAGCCTGCCCTCTGGCGGTCTTATATATCTCGCTGATGCGCTCACACCCGCGCTCACGTCGTCCCTGATTGAAGTATCTGGCCACGCTGGATTTACAGAAAGCCGTGGGGCCGATGTTGTAGGCCATGGAGACGAGCGCGGCCTTTGTCTTGTCCGGGAGCTGGTCGAAGTCCTTCACGCAGATAGTGACGGGACGGGCATTCTCGTAGAGGTGTTCATTCAAAGCCCTCGAGCACTCATCGAAGCTGTATTCCTGCCCCACGACGACATCGCGGGTATCGCCCCAGCACTTGGTGGGAATGCCTACAGGGTCCCTGTAGCCTTCCGGCACATACCCCTCAAAATCCGCTACGGTATCGAGGCTGAGATAGGCAGCCCCTCCACCCAGAAGAGCTATCAAGGCTGCCGAGGCCACCACCTTCTTCGGCGGTTTACGGTATGGAATTCTGCCCATGGTCTGCCCCTCCTTTTGGGGAAACCGTATCATGGGGTTTGGCAGAGGCGTTTTTGAGGTGATGTTAGAAACCGTTAGAGACCGTTAGTGACCGTTAGCGGCCGTTAGCGACCGTTAATTTTTTTGTTGACAGGTTTTTTCGGAAAGTCAAAAAAAAGAGAAGAGCCCCGGCAGGCTCCTCTCTATGGAGAAAAAAATGATAGAAAACGAGATTATCACAGCTATTCAGAACAAGCTTCTCGTGTCATGCTTTTATGACGGATTACCCCGTGTTGTCGAGCCCCATTGTCTTGGTAGAAACAAGAACGGCTTGAAACTTCTTTGCTATCAGACAGGCGGAGGCAGTTCCAAAGGTAACATTCCAGACTGGCGTATGTTCAGTGTCGGGAAAATGGAGAACGTTTTGGTGCTGGATGAGCACTTTACCCAGCCAGCACCGGGTTATAAACGCAATGACAACGCAATGAAGTTCGGTATCATTGCGCAGTTATGATGCAGAATTGTATTCCTCAAGCAGCTGAGCGATCTCTTCATCATCCAGGGTATCT